GCCGCCGCCGCCGCCGCCGCCCGCGCCGCCCGCGCCGCCCGCGCCGACGCCCGCGCCGCCCGCGCCGCCGCCGCCGACGCCGCCGCCCGCGCCGCCGACGCCGCCGCCGACGCCGCCTACGCCGCCGCCGCCCGCGCCGCCGCCGCCGCCGCCGCCGCCCGCGCCGCCCGCGCCGCCCGCGCCGACGCCCGCGCCGCCCGCGCCGCCGCCGCCGACGCCGCCGCCCGCGCCGTCCACGCCGCCCGCGCCGCCGCCCGCGCGACCGGCGATGACTGGCCGCTCATCCTGCTGGCCGACATCATGACCCAGGCGCTCATCGACCAGGACACGCCAGGGTCGCGGCTGCTGGGGATGGTGGCGTGATGGTAGAAGCGATAATACTGATGTCGGGCCTTATCGCGACAATCGCGGCATGGTGGATCTCAGCATGCGGCCTGCCGTGGTGGCCGGGGCCGGAAGGTGTGCGAATGCCCGAACCCGATGACCCGCGATGGAAACGGGTGTGTGACTCGTTGATGTTCGGGGATACCATCGCGATCAAGTTGCAATTTAATGGGGTCTATATCGACGGCCGTGAAATGGGGGCTGGATCATGGCTGTACGCGCACCGGGTCAAGCGGGCGTGGGCGCGCCGACTGGCACGCGAGGCCGTCCTTGATGTGCCGGTGCCGGGGATAGACGACGACGGCGAGGTAATTTCGTTCAAGCGCCGGCTCAAATAAACCAAAGGGGAGAAACACAATGAACAAGGACGAGGCGAAACCATGACCGGCGGACAGTGTAAGTATTGCGGGTGCCCGGCGACTGCACACGTAGCTGACGACGAGGAACTGCGCGGCTGCGAGCGATGCGGCTGCGAGCAATTCATCGTGGCCGAAGCGCTGACGCCAAATACTGACCGACGGTGCCCGACCCCCACCATCGACCGAGTGAGCGAAGAACGAAAGGAACCGACGATGCCCAAGACCGACGCAGAGTCTCTATTGAAGCGCGTTGAGGCCGACCTGGAAACGGTATTGGCCGACCTGCAATCTTCGTTCGATGCTGTTAAATGCGTCGCGCAGGGCAGGCTTGAGGTCGCTCGCCATGCCGTGGAAGAAACCCGCAACCTTCTTTACGGCGGCTAGCCCATGACCACTCCCACTATCGACCGAGGAACCGACAAGACAGTGGAGTTTGGGATGAACATGGTCATCCTGCTGCTGACTGCACCACATCTTCTGCTCGACTCTCTGGTGTGCAAGGTTCTGTGGAACTGGTTTCTCGTCCCGCTGGGCGTGCCGGCCGTAGAATGGGCACACGCCCTTGGAATTGGGTTGCTGGTGTTACTAGTGTCACCGCATCCGTACCGTAACCCGAAGGCAACGGTGAAGGAGCGGTTAGATAAGTTCATCCAGGTGGGATTCGTGAAGCCGCTGTTCCTGTTGGGATTGGGATGGATTGCCTTGAGCCTGATGCGCCCATGACCGACGACATCAAGCAACGGGAAGCGCGGCTGCGAAGCGTCGCCGCAAAGTTACCTGGGCGTGGTCTTGAAATGGATCGACTGCCCGAGGTGCGCCGCGATTTGTATTGCGAATTGCTGTCCAGTGGCACGTTCGAAGTGGTGTTCCAGGTTCCGCGCGGTCCGCACGACTTGGAGGCGGACTTTGCCATGTTCGCGCGAAGCGACGCCCTCACCATCATCGACGCCTACCGGGCGGAACTGGCGGAAGCGAAGCGGGCGCACGCGGATACCAAACGTGGTCAAGCACTTTACTTGCGACTGCGCGACGTAGACCGGCTCGCCGAGTCATACGGCGTCGAAATTGCTACCGCGATCGAGGTGGAAGCCGATGCGCTAAAAGCTGAGGCCGACGCCCTGGATCGCGCCGCACCAGACGGTAAGGCGGTGTGACAATGGGAAAACCAAGACACAGGGCGCTGTATTGCGACGCGCAGCGGATCAGCCGCGAGGCACTGGCCCCAACCATCGACCGAGAGACCACGAAGCCACCACAAGCATCATTCACAATCGAAAAGGCGATCGATGTGCTGCGACGTATGCTCAAGTTCTGGAGCAACCAGGACGACGACGGTCCGAGTAACGCCCAAGCCACGCAAGCCGTGTTCGTCATTGCGGCGATGGCCGATGACGTACGTGTTGCGGCTGGCGAGTGCCGCGTTTCGCTTCCCACGCCCGGCACCGATGCCGCCAGACTGCTGACAGCCAATGCGATATTGCGCCGCGCGCTCCAGCGGGCGCTCGAAGCTCGTGCCGATTAGGACAAGTGGACCGGCTCTGCGCTCCGACTGGAATGTCCAATCTGCCACGCTGAATTACGCCCCAAGGAGCTTGCCCGATGAACGAGTACCCCGAACACGACAAGCTGATGAAAGTCCAAGCCAATAGCCAAGCCTGCGGTGAATTTTTAGATTGGCTGCTGGGACGCTACACCATCGGCGAGTATCACGAGCACACGGATGCCTGTTGGCCCCCTGATGAGAATCACACCGAACGCCGCCGCACATGCGGCTACTCGGACGATGTCTTGTATCCGGCCGGCATCGACGTTCGGAAGCTGCTCGCTCAGTTTTTCGGAATCGACGAGGACAAGCTAGAAGACGAGAAGCGCGAGATGATTGACCAGTTGCGGAAGAATGTATGATGCTGAAGCTTTATGACGAGTACAAAAGTGGTCGACGGGATTTCATCGGAGAAAATCTTGAAGGTGCAGTGATCCAACATGTCGATCTGTCTGGCATCAACTTGCGCGAAGCGAATCTGATGAACGCCGATTTCTCCGGCACCATCTTTCGCGGTGGCGATCTACAGCACGCGAATCTACGCGGAGCATCGCTCCTAGCCGCTGATCTCCGTGGAACTGACGTAAGAAACAGCCAGCTTCAAGGCGCTGTCTTGACTGATGCCGATCTTCGCGGAACGCTCTGGACTCAAAGCGCAGTGCCGCATCCGATCGATTTGCGGAGGAAGGTATTTGAGTATCTATCTAAGAATCCACACATGTTCGATCCTTCTCTCATGTGCGACGGCTCGAGTAATCCGGCGTGTCCGCATCCAGGTTCCATCTTCGCCTGGGCTTGCCATCTAGGTGGCGGGGCGCGATGCGGACATTCGATCCACACGAGTGCGCATTTTTTATTGTGGTCTTACGGTCTACCGATGCCCGATGATGACTTGCTTGCGCTCGTTCATATGTGACTTTACAAGATCCCGCACCATCGCCTCAGCCTGCATGATTGACGTTCTATCCTCTATAGAAATTGTTGCGTCCATTTCCACCTGACCGGCGCCATGAGTTCGTGCAGCGGACCGAATGGGGAGCAATCTGCGCGGTCGAAATAGATCGGGCCTTTTGCGACGTCCAGGTCGAAAGGTGGGAAGCCTTCACCGGAAAAAAGGCTTCGCGTCGAGGATCTCGATGAGCACTGTGCCTTGGTGGGAAGGTCCTTGATTTTGCGTCCGCATATGATCGAAAGTAGTGGCTAGGAGGATCGATCGAATGCCAACGGTGCGCCTGGATCGCAAAGCCCTCGAAGCGCCGACGATCGCGAGTCTGCCGGCGCGACTCTGGCGGTTGTACGTATCGCTTCGGGTCCTAGCAAATAGTGACGGCCGGGTCTTCCAGCTCGGCATCGCGGCGGCGCTGGCCGGTGATCCACAGGGCCAGGCGACCCTGCACGAACTAGTCGGCCTTCGCCGGGCACGCTTGCTCGAAATGCTACCGGACAATTCCGTGCAGATGTTCTTGCGGCAAGCCAAGGATCGCAAACCAGGCAAAGATCAGTCCGGTCAAGTCATCGCATCAATCCCGATCCAGGGCGGCGGATCATGGGATGTCAGGCAATCGCTGGCCGATGAATTGCGGCGAGCTTTCCCCGGCGTCGACATCATCACGCAGATCCGCCGGGCGGCGATTTATTTCGAATCGGTGCCGCAGAAGCGCAAGACCGCACGCGGGATGCCGCGATGTTTGTACACATGGATGCGGCGCGAATCGTCCGGCCAGCCGGCAGGTCCACGGGCAATCGGATACCCCGACCTATGAACGCCACGACAGACGCGGAAGACGCCGTGATCGGCGCGGTCTTGATTGCGGCTGATGTCGTGCTGGCGGAAGCGCGGGATCTGCGGCCCGACGATTTCCAGAATCCTCACAACCGGCAGACCTGGGAGCATGTTCTTGCCCTGGCCGATCTAGGCGAGCAGGTCACGCTGATTGCGGTCGCCGACCGAATTCGCCTGACTGGCCATGCCCAGGACGCGCGCCTGATGGCGCAAGCGGCGGCGGCGCCGTTGGTCGAAACGATCGGCCAGGCCGTTCGCTTGGTCCGTGAAGCATCCATTCGCCGTGCCGTAATGATGATCGGCGCAGATCTCGTAAAGCGCGCCCAGGGCGGCGAAAGCGTCGATACATTGTTAGCCCAGGCCCGCGAGGCGATAGCGGGCGTCGAAATTCAAGGGACTAGAACCGGGCCAGCACATGTCGCCGATATCATGGGCGCAGGGCTGGATGCGATCGAAGATCGCCAACGCGCACCAGAGCGCCATGGGATCCAGACCGGGATCTGGAATTACGACGCCACGATCGGTCCGCTTGGGGCCGGCAACCTGATCACGATTGGCGGACCGCCTGGCGGCGGGAAAACTGGACTAGCGATCGCGTTTGCCGATCATGCGGCTGCCCTGGGGATTCCCACCTGTTATTTTTCGCTTGAAATGGCAACCCAGGAAATCCTCGAACGATTCCTGGCGCGGCGATCGCGGGTCAACGGCTCGACCATCCGCCGGTCGACCATGGATCAAAACGAATGGCGACAGGTCATGCAGGCCGGCATGGCGTTACGCGAGGCACCGCTTTGGATTGACGCGCGGCCGGCGACGGTTGGGCGGTTGGTCGCCGAGATCAGGCGATGGCACGCGAAACATGTCACCCGCACCGATCGGCGGTTGGGTCTGGTCGTTGTCGATTACGTCCAGCTATTGCAAGGCGATGATCCAAGGGAAGAACAATTCGAAACGGTATCGCGGGCGACCCGCCTGCTGAAACAGACCGCCGCGGAATTGGCGATCCCGATCGTCGAACTTTCGCAATTGAACCGCGAATCACAGAAACGTGGCGATCGCCCGACGCTTGCGGCCCTGAAAGGATCGGGAACGCTCGAAGCGGATAGCGATGTCGTGATCTTTCCCTGGCGGGAACTAAAAAGCGAAGACGACCGCAATCAACCAGGATATGCGAAATTGATCGTTGCGAAGAATCGGTTTGGCCCAAGCGGCAACATCACCGCCTGGTGGCAAGCTGACTTGGCGACCTTCACCAGCGACGGCCAGGAGGTCTTGCCGGTATGAGACACATGTCTTTCAGCCTGACAACGCGACAATTTCTGAACGGATCGAAGACCGTGACGCGCCGTTTAGGCTGGGCCTATCTCAAACCAGGCGATCGATTGCAGGCGGTTGAAAAGAATCAGGGACTCAAGCGTGGTGAAAAGATCAAGCGGTTGGGCGCAATCGAGATCGTAAATGTACGACGCGAACGAATTGATCAAGTGACGGGTCCAGACGTCCTTCTGGAAGGATTCCCCGATCTGTCGCCGCAGGAATTTTTAGTTTTTTTCTGCAAATCCATGCGCTGCGGTCCCGCGACACGTGTCACGCGGATCGAATTTCGTCGCCTCTCATGAATGACCAGATCGAAACCTATCGCGGCAAGAGCGGCTGGCGCTACCGGTACGCCGGCCGCGATGATGGACATTACATGAGTGAGGCGATGGCCCGGCAGGCCGCAGAATGCTACGCCCGCGATCGCCCGACCGATCAAGAAATGCTGGACGATTGTGAAGCGGCCATCCGCGTTCCAGCCGAACGCGGCGGCCCGGGCTACACGGAATGGGAGCACGAATTCTTGGTCAACATCAACGCCCAGATGCTGGACGGAAAACTGCTGTCATCAGGGCAAAGGGCCAAGCTCGACCAACTTTGGAGGAAGCTATGAAACGAACACCGCTGGTTCGCAAGACGCCGCTACGGCGGACCTCGACGATGCCAAAAACAAACACCGAACGAAAGCGGTGGTTGCATGAAATCCAGTTCGGCGGCGGCATCGATCACGACCACTACGTCCGCGAGCGAGGATGTGCGCTGCTAGTATTGTCTCCTCATCACTGCATCGGTAGCATTCAGGCCGCGCATCTGAGCAGCCGCGGTGCGGGCGGGAAATGGTTTGATATCGTCGGCCTTTGCGACTTTGCGCACCGCTGGCTGGAACGTGGCAACGCATCGGATGAAACAAAAGCATCTCTGCGGTCGATGGCGAAGACTCTTGTCGATAATCACCTGCGCGCAATCAGGGCGATATGAATACGACCGTCGCACTGGTCAAATCACCGCCGGCAACCCAGCACATCAAGGAAATACGAATCCAGCCGCGCTGGTGGCACAAGAATCGCGGACATTTGGTAGGCGAAGCCATCCAGCGGCTTGTCGACGACGAGAATTTGCATCTTCTAGAAATCGCCGTCGATGCCGGCGGCCTGATCTTGGTCTTCGCCGACAAGCCGGATCCGATCGAGCTTGCCAGGGCCACGCGCATCATCAACGATCCGAGGAACCTATGATGGGAATGATGGCAATTTAAGGCGATTTTGGTGGCAAAGCGCGGCCAGTCTTTCCCCTTTGCATATCCGGGGCGATTCGGGCTATTATATGTCGGATGGCTGGGCACAACGCACAGCCAAAACAGGAGGATCGAAATGGAACCCATCATCGCAACAACAATGGATCAGCGGGAACGCGCGACCAGCAGACTTAGCGAATACGTTGACAGCGCACGTGCTCGTTCGGCCGGCGCGCTCAATCGCATCATGAATGAGGTGCCGGTGGACCGAATCATGGCGACCGGAGCCATGGAATTCGTCTCGACCGGCGGAGGCGTCGCGCTCGAGCTCGGACATGGCATTCAGTATTTGCATCCGAACGCGCTCGAACAGATCGCGCAGCGAATTGAGGTCCCGTCAAGCTACCTCAAGACGTTGGATCAAAACGGCAAGGCGGGCCAAGACTGGGCAACGGAATTGCTGGCGCGAACAATGCGCGAGCATTTCGCGCACCAGGACAACGCCCGCGTCCTGGTCCGTTCGATCGGCCAGAATGTGCGCGCGGTCCTGTCGGACAAATACCGGCGGATCGACTGCCGGCCCGGCCTGGATGCCTTGGCCCAAGCGGCTGAATCTCGCGGGGCGATTGTAGGAGATGCGATCGCGACCGATACGCGGGTCAGCGTGAAATGGATCACACCGCGGGTCCTGGAACCGACGCCCGGTGAATTCATGGTCTTCGGTTTCGAGTGGTCGAACAGCGACTATGGGCGCGGCGCGGAAACGTTGCGGACCTTCATCTTGCGCCTGCTCTGCTGGAATGGCGCGACCATGCAACAGGCGCTGCGTGAGGTCCATCTGGGACGGCGGCTGTCGGATGATGTCGAATACACCGATCGAACATATCGGCTCGATCAAAAGGCCAGCGTCAGCGCCCTGACCGATACGGCGACGGCGCTGCTGTCAGACAGGTCAATCGACAAGGTCATGGGCGCGATCGCCTCGGCGGCTTCCGAGGGGATCGACGCGAAGGCGAAGCTTGTCGACCTGCGAAAAAAGGTCGGCAAAGGTCTGGCCGACCAGGTCGGCGAAGCCTTCAATCGCCCGGATGTGGAAATGCTCCCGGCCGGGAACACGGCCTGGCGTTGGTCGAACGCGCTGTCCTGGGTTGCGGGCCAGGCAGAGAACACGGAAGATCGTTTGGATCTTGAGCGCCTGGCCGGCGCTGTGCTTGCGAACTGACGTCGATCCAGCGCTCGCGCCCACCGTGCGATGGTGGGCGTCATGGGCCGGATCGGACGGAGCTCCAAGGAGGATCAAACATGGACGAAAAACAGGAAGAACGGGACATCGCGGATATCATCTGGAACCGGGATATCGCTGACGCGGTAGATCGCATCGAGAGCGGCGATGATTTCTCGGTGTATGCCTTCGAGAATTGGTCGCCGGCCGATTGGCACAACTTCGCCGCGCGTCTGGCGCGTGAGGGGTTGCGTGCGGTTTTCGACAGTTTGCCGGGCCGAATTTTGATCATCGAAAATGACGCCGATAGCTGCCCATCGGCAACGATCATCGGGCCGCGCGATGATCAGGCATCAGACTCGCGTTTCGTCGAGTACGCCTGCGCCGATTGCGACGCTGATGGACGTTACGTCAAGCTCGTCCTTCAGCGAATCGATCCGGTGATCTTGCTTTGCGTTCCATGCATGGCCCGCCGCGCGAAATGTGACCAGACCCACGCGCTGATCAGAACTGGCGGCATCCCGCAGGGCGCGCGGTTCGTCGGCCTGCAAGAACAGATCGATGGTGCATTTCCGCTGCGCCTGTTCGCGTGTCCATTTTGCACGACAACAGTCGCATACCAGACGCGTTGCGACGATCGCGCCCTGATGGATCCAGCCACCGGCGCATTTCCTCGGATGCAGGTAGGCTGATGCCGACCCATCCAACAAAGCGCTGCGGTAAATGCTTTCATCCATTGCCCTATGGGCGGCGGACCTGGTCGCCCTTCTGGTCGTGGTACGAGGAGGCAGGAGGTCCGCGCCTGACCTACGCCGCAGACGGGCCGCCATTGGGTTACGTGATGCCGTTCACGGACCCATACGGCACGCACTTCTACCGGGCTTATGCCCTTGTGTCTCGGCCGGAACGCGGGAAGGCGTGGCCGAATATGGGAGATGTCACCGTGGAAAAGGGCACGCTGGGATGCCGCACACGGCGTAATGCTATTCGGATCGTAGAAGCCGTCGTGCGTGAACGTGGACTGTGGCTCAGGAATGGGAAGCCATGACCTCGATTTGTCGTGCCTGCTCCGCGAAGATCATCTGGGCGGTCACGCCGGCCGGTAAACGGATGCCGGTCGACGCGAAGCCTTCCGCTGATGGAAAGCTTATTCTTTCGGCCCAGGTTGGGCCGCAAGGCATCAAGATCAATGATCCACCGCTGGTCATCGATGAGCGGACGGTTGACCAGGATGGCCCAAAGGGCGGGGATCGCTACATCAGCCATTTCGCGACATGCCCGGCTGCAGATCGCTTTCGCCGCTGATCTGATATCCTATTCTGGCCGCCCGCGGCTGGTAGGCATCTCGACACCGTTGGAATTCGATCCTCCTGCGGGATGAATCGCAGATCAGCCGCGGGCGCTTTTTCCCATGCGAATCCTGCTGAAATTCACCGCCCCGATCTGGTGGTTGGTAGGCTTGATCTCGGGCGTGGCCTTCACGGCGATCACCTTCGCCCGCTGGCGTTGGTTTCAAAACGCCCTGATCGTCGATTGCAGCGCGACCTGGCTTGGTCGGTTGATGCGTCGGTGCGGCTGGGGCGGGCTGACCATCGGACGCACGATCATGCTTTGGGAAAACCATCGCGTGGTCATGGCGCACGAGTTTCAGCATGTCCGGCAGGGCGACGCCTATGGGATCGCGTTTCCGCTGGTCTATTGCTGGGAGCTAATCAACCGCGGGTATGAGGCAAATCGTTTCGAGATCGAGGCGCGCGAAGTCGGGGAAATCGAAAGGAAGCTGATCGATGGCTGAAACGATCGGAATCATCGTCGCGGCGATTGTTGGCCTTGCCTTGATCGTTTGGCGGGCAGCAATCGGACGGATGCGCCCAGGCCCGCCACCGATCCCGCCCGAGGTACGCAAAGCCGCGGAAGGCGCGGTGCGGGCGAACATCGAAGCGGCGGCTGCGATCACGGAAGCCCGCACCGAGGAAAAAACGGTCAAGACTAGGATTGCCGAAGACCTCGCGATCAAGGACGAAGCCGAACGACTGCGCAGACTTGCCGATGGATTGAAGGATCGCGGACGTTGATGCGTCTTCTGATCGGCGTCCTCTCCATGGGCTGCGCGTCGGCCCCGATCACGCCGGTAATTCTGCCGCCCGCCCTGGATGCGGACGCAATAATCGGCAAGCCGTCCCCAGACAACGCGGTCATGGTCCCGGCAGAGCTTCCGCGTTTCGATCCTGTGCCGGTCCCGAGTGGGATGGCCTGCGGCCCGGGCCACGGCCCTGGAATCCTGGTCGACCAAGCGACGGCAGTCCAATGTCGCCTGGACGCCGCCGCCGCCCGCCGCTGGATGCAGGAAGCCGCCGCTTTGCGGGCGCTGCGCTCCCAGGAGCGCGCGGCCTGCCAAGCAGGGGATATCGCCTACCAACGCCAGGCCCAGGCCCTGCAGGCCCAGGCAGACCGCGCCCGCTGGGCCGGCCCGGCCGGGCTGGTCATTGGCCTGGCCCTGGGCGTGCTGGCCGCCAACGCCGCGCGCTAAGGGGCGGCTGGCGGCGGAAACATGCCGGATCCGTCCCCTGACCTGCCGCCAGCCTTGGTGTGGCCGGTGGCCTTGCGGACCAGCCACTTGACGCCAAATTCGTAGATGAATGTGGCCGCCGCCGACGCCGCGAAGCCCCAGCGCAGGCGAATCCCATAACGGTCCCCATCCAGGAATCCCGGGAATGCCGCCAGAACGAACGGCAGCAGAAACGCGCCCAGCAGACCCAAGGCCACGTAGGACTTGGGGTATCTGGACTTCAGAAATCGCTGCCCGGTCGAATGCATAAAAAAGATCGCCACCGATGCGATCCCAAACGACGGGGTCAGGAATGCGAAGAAATCCGTCAGCACGTCAGTCATGGCGGGGACCTCCAGGCCGAGGCTACACGCTTCCGATCGTATCGTGCTACATTCGCCGGACAGATGGCCGCCAGGCCCGACTCAGATCCAGCGGTTCAGCGCGCCAAGGCGAAGCGGATGGCGCGCATGGACGCCGGTCAATACACGGGCGATGCGCGGGAAGGAGCGGCCCCGCGATCGCTGTGCTCGTGCCCGGACTGCGTGCGCAAAGATCCATCACGCGCAAGAATCCATCAGGCACGAGAAGCGGATAGGCGCGCGGTCGTAAGGGCGTTGGCGCGTCTGCGAGGGAACTGGTAACGCATGGCATCGAACGCGCCTGTGTACAGGCCCCGACCTAAGCGGCACGTCGGCGGGCGACCGTTCGTCAAGGACGATCCGCGAGGGAATAAAGCGACGCAATTTCAGCCGGGCGTATCGGGGAACCCCAGGGGCAGGCCATCCGATCGCGACTTTCGGGAGATGTGCCGCGAGCTTGCGATGACCGAAGCCCCGCATCTCGACGTGCGATTCCGCGCCGGCAAACTGACCACGGCCCAAGTTCGCGCATTCGAGGCGATGAGAGATTCAGGCGGCTGGGCTCCACCTCGACGCGTGGAAATGTCAGGCCCGGATGGCGGGCCAATTCAAACGCAGGACACCGGCGATCTTGACTTCGATCTCCTATCGGATGAGGAATTGATCGCCATGCGCGGGATGCTGGCGAAGGCGAGAAAGCGGGAACCATGAATTTTTCGTTGAAGCGGACGATCGACATCACCGCGTTCGTGGCCGATGATGATCCGAACGCCACGCCGCCGCCGGCAGGTGAAATCATCAACGTAGCTGCGCCGGCCCAGGGCCAAGGCTTGTATCTGGCGGCCTGGGACGACGACGGGAAAGCACTGGTCATACCGGCTGCGTCCTTCGATTTCGTCGGTTGGTGGCTGGATCAGGGAAGCGGTCTATGGGTCCGCATGTCACAAGAAACCGATGCGCCGGCCTTTCAGTCATTCAAGATCGGCCTGGCAGATCAGATGTGGATCCAGATTCTCGCCATCGATGATGCTAGCGGAACGTCGGAATACGCCGAACTTTGGGCTGGTGCGCGTGACGTGATCTGATGGCAGGCGAAGGCTATACGCGCGAAGGCAACGTCTCGGGCACAGGCGGGGGCGGCGGCGGCGCACCGACCGGCCCAGCCGGCGGCGATTTGACGGGGACATATCCTGATCCAGCGATCGCGGCTGGCGCGGTAAGCCTCGCGAAGATGGCCGCGCTTGCCACCGATCGGCTGATCGGCCGGGATACGGCCGCAAGCGGCGATCCAGAATCATTGACTGTTGGTGGAGGCGTCGAGTTCACGGGCGCTGGTGGCATTCAGCGCAGTGCCCTCACTGGAGATGTAACGGCCAGTGCAGGCAGCAACGCCACGACCATCGCGGCGGGCGCGGTGACGGACACCAAATTGCGCGACGGCGCAGCCCGATCGCTCATGGGCCGCAGTGCAAATACGGCCGGTGATCCGGCAGACATCGCTGGCGCGGGAGATGGAACGGTTCCCCACGATGACGGAAGCACGGTTGCTTTCCGGCCAATTTTTCAAGATCAGCAATGGTTCGCGGATCAGTTCGACAACCCCAACAACAGCGATTGGGCGGTCAACGCGCTGGCGACCCTGGAAGCCGATAGCCTCAACGCTGGCGTCAAGAATCGCGCGTTTGACGACACGACGGCCGAAGGCGTTGGGATGTCGATCATCATCCCGGATACGTCCACCAGCCTCAAGTTCAAGATCAAATGCCGCCGCGCCACGGGCACGTCAGCGCAAAGCGCGGTCCTTGAAATCCGCGCTCGACGCTTGCAAGACGGTGCCGCGACCGCTTCCTGGACCTCGGCTGTCACGCTTGCAACGATCGCGATGCCGACGACCACGGCAAACTGGAAGGCACAGGAAGTCACGATCGCACATAGCGCATTCAGCACGGCACTCGTGGCCGGTGGCTGCTACCAGTTTGAGGTCACCAGGAATCCCGCGGCAGGCGGCGATGACCTCGTAGGTGATTTTCTCCTCAACAACATTCGTTTGCGGGCGGTCTAAATGTCGATCGAAACCAGCGGCGCAAATGGTGTGCGAATATTGTCGACGAATCTACTGCGCAACGTTGCCGGCGCGACGTTGATGGGCTGGAATATCCAGGACGTTGTCGAGGCCGTAAACCATTGTTTGATGGGCGTGTCCATCAACGGAGCGACGACCAATCGGGCGGTCATCGCAACCACGACCACAACGTCCATGCGCTCGCGCGTTCGCGCCCTGGATGCGGATGCGGAATCTGTTACCACGCAGGCAGCATCACTCGCGGCAGGCGTACGACAGCATTTCGCGATCGTCTTCGATGCCACGAACGATGATGTCTACCACTACAAAAATGGCGTCCTCCAAGGATCTGCAGCCGACGTTGCGACGACACCGGGAAACACCAGCGACACGAGTTCAGATCGCACCGAACTTGGTCGACAACCTGGAGGCTCGCAGGGATGGGATGGAACGTTCGAGGATTTGCGCGTGTATCATGAAATCCTATCGGCCGCGCGTATTCGATCGATTTACGAGGCCGATGGTCGAGACGGCGATATTCAAGGGCTCCATGCGCGCTGGCCGTTGGACGAAGCCGCGCCCGGCACGACCGCGAGTGGCGCGGGCAATGCCAAGGATCACTCGGCCAACAAATACGACGGCGAGGCGCTGTCGAGCCCGGTTTATCGGGCATCGTTCGCATGTGCTGGATTCTCTAGACGGAGGGTTCACTGATGGGTTTGATCATCGAAAAAATAACGAATCAGATACTTGCATTTTCCGGCAGTCCTGATCAGTTCGATCCGAACCTGACCTATTACTTTGGCAAGGGCGACGAAGCCTGCATCGCGCAGATCGAGGCGCTCGTGGACACAAAGGTCCCGACCAAGTATTGGGTCATCGATGGCGAAAACAAGACGGCGCGCGAAATGGACGCGGACGAGAAGACAGCCAAGGATGCTGCAGTCGCGCTCGATCAGGCGGCGGCCCTTGCCGATCGAACAGCAGCAGCCGAGACGGCTTGCGTCGCCCTGATCGACAAGGCCAAGGGCCTGTCTGATCTCAGCAACGGAGCGACCGTCGAAGAACGTCTTCGCGCTCTCGAATTGACGATCTTCGGGGCTTGACACGCCATGGCCGCAGAAGCGGCAGCGCGGGCCGGGATCGAAGCCGCGCCTGATCTAACGATTCGCCACGATCGCGCCTATGTCCGGCGGTTCGGGCTACACGGTTTCGTCGAAACTTGCTGGGGCCAGCTTGAGCCCGGTGCATTCGTCGATGGCTGGCACATCGAGGAAATGTGCAGGCACCTAGAAGCCGTCACGCGCGGACAGATCAAACGACTCATCATCAATGTGCCGCCAGGGTTTTCCAAGTCGCTGATCGTTTCCGTCTTCTGGCCGCTATGGACCTGGATCGAGGACGCCGGCAAGAAATGGATCTTCGCGTCTTATGACCTCGGCCTGGCCTGGCGCGACGCCCGCAAGATGCGAAACGTCCTGCTATCGCAATGGTGGCACGACCGCTGGCCGCACGTCTTCCTGCCGCCGACAGAATCGAAGGCCGTTTCCGTCTTCGACAACAACCGAGGCGGATTCCGTTTCAGCACCTCGGTTGCCGGTCCAGTGACGGGACGCCATGCCCATGTTCAGGTAGTCGACGATCCGCATAAGCCGCTTGATCTCGATGGGCTGCAGCCATCGGAAAAAAAGATCGAAATGGCGATCAACTGGTGGCGCGGCACGATGGCGACACGCACGGCAGATCCGCAAAGCATGGCCCGCGTGATCATCATGCAGCGTCTACACGAGCGCGATCTTACCGGGGCGATGCTGGACGGCGCGCGGGAAGGTGGGGAACAATACGAGCATCTTTGCTTGCCGATGCGATACGAACCGGAGCGGCGATGCAAGACGGCGATCGGTGGGGATCGCCGGGACGTGGTCGGTCAACTGCTATGGCCTGCACGCTTTGACGAACCAGCGGTCGCATCGCTTGAGGCGGGGCTGGTGACCGAACGAAACAAGGCAGCCCAGCTTCAGCAAAAGCCCGTTCCCGCCGGCGGAAACATCATCAAGACAGGTTGGATCAAACATTGGGGCCTGCCAGGATCCGAGGTCAACGAACTTCCGCCGATCGAGGACATGATGATCATGATGTCCTGGGATTGCCGCTTCAAGACGGAAGACACTGGTAGTTTCGTCGTCGGCCAGGTCTGGGGAATCCATCACATGATCCGGTTCTTCCTGCTCGACCAGGTCCGCGACCGCTGGGGCTTCACGGAGACATTGAGGGAATTCGAGAAACTCTGGACGAAGTGGCGAACCGCCTGGGTCAAGCTCGTCGAGAACAAGGCAAACGGCGCGGCCCTAGCGAATGTTCTGCAGGGCCGCATCCCGGGGATCGAACTCGATAACCCGGATGGGACCAAGGAAGAACGCCTGCAAGCCTGCGAGCCATTGTTCGAAGCCGGGGCTGTGTTCTTGCCGCCGCCCGGGCCGGCCTATCCATGGGTTGACGGTTATGTGCATGAACTGACGAGCTTCCCGGCGGCAGCGAATGACGATCAGGTCGACGCGACCAGCCAGATCCTGAAACGCTTTGCAAAAGGGAGTAGGCTCAAGGAGTTGATGGCAGCTAATCAAGCGATGAGGGGTCGATGAAACCGACAGCGATGGATCAAATCAAGGGGACCGGCCTTTCGGTCCTGCGCCGTAGTGTCGAGCGCGTGGATTCATGGATCAACGCGATCACCGGTATGGGGACCTCGCGCGACAAGGTCACGGCGGCCTATTTCGGGATCACGTCGTTGCTGGACGACGGCACGCTTGAATCGCTCTACGACGACGATATCGCCGCCCGCATCGTCGATCAGCTTCCCGAGGATGCGCTTCGCCAGGGATTCGATGTGAAGATCCCGATCGAAGACGATGCCGCGGATGTTTCGGCGACGTTAGAAACCGAACGGATGATCGCCACGGCCCTTGAAGATCTCCAGGCAACCATGCGGCTCGTCGAAGCCTGGTCCTGGGGCCGGCTATTCGGCGGCGGCGTAATCTACATGCTGACGGACGACGCAACCGCGATCGATCAGCCATTGCGGCCAGATCAGGTTCGACGCTTGGTGTCCCTGGTCGTGATCGATAAGCGAGATATCATTCCGATGATTTGGGACTCGGATCCACGCAGCGCAACCTTCGGCGAGCCGCTGCTTTACCAGATAGTTCGGACCGGCGGCCAAGGCGTGGCATCTCAGACCATGCTTATCCATCGGTCGCGGCTGCTGATTTTCGAGGGAGCGCGCACGACCTGGCGACGCCGGGCGACGAACAATGGCTGGGGAATGTCTGTCCTGCAACGTCCGCATGAGACGCTTCGGCAGTTCGGGATCTCCTGGCAGGCCGTCAGCCATCGGATGCAGGACTGGTCACAGGGCGTGTTCAAGATGGATGGTTTGATCAGCATGATCGCCAGCGGTGGGAAAGACGCGCTGAAGGATCGTATGGAAATCGTCGACATGGGGCGATCGACGGCTCGCGCGCTACTCGTCGATGCCGACAAGGAAGACTTTACGACCAACGAGACGACCTTCACTGGGGCAGCCGATATCCTGGAAAAGATGATGATCCGCATGGCGGCAGCGGCCTATATGCCAGCGACAATCCTGTTCGGGCAATCGCCGGCCGGGATGGATGCGACCGGCAAATCCGATCAAGACATCTGGGACGATCGCGTAAAGGCCGCGCAGACACAGATTCTATTGCCGCGCATGAAGCAGCTTGTCTCGATCCTGCTTTCATCGCGCGAAGGCCCGACCCACGGCCAAGTTCCTGAAGGCTGGAACATCGTCTTTCGGCCGTTGAGGCAGATGACGGAAAAGGAGAACGCCGAGATCCGCAATTTGACCAGTCAAGCCGATGAGCGCGACATCGCATCCGGGATTCTGACGCCAGAGGAAGTCGCGCTTTCGCGCTATCGCCCGACCGGATATTCGACCGAAACGAAGATCGACGTGGAGCTTCGGCGCGAGGTCCAGGAAGCAGATCGGGAACGGGCAATCAAAGCCGCCAACAACCCGCCCGAGCCGGCCGATCCAGAGCCAACGCCAGCCCCATCGGAGTAGCCCATGCCGTCCGCGGCGCTGGTCAGGGAAATCCGCGCACGTCGCCTGGTCCGCGAAGCCTCGACTGGCAGGCGGGCCAGGCGTCCAGCCAGGGTTCCGCGCCCGCGCGAACCACGGGCGGCCAGGACGGTCTATGCGGCGATCTTGAAAGCGCTGGCGCAGGAGATCGCCGCCCTGATTCGGGCGGAAATCATGCCGGTCTTGGAAACCATCGAGCGCGAAGCCGCCGTCGATCGGCCAATTAGACAGGACCAGGCTACCGATACGATCGAGCGCATCATCGGAAATGTGCGGCTTCAGATCGGTCGGCGATTCACGGCGGCGCGCATGGAAGACATCGCCCGCGACCAGGCGGACAGGATCAACCGCGCGAGTCGGGATGAAATGGCGCGAATCTTCCGATCGGTCCTGTCGATTGATCTAGGCGCGGATCCGAATCTAGCCCCGCAGATCCGTGGCTTCATCCGCGAAAATATCCAGTTGATCACCAGCATTCATGAGGATCTTTTGTTCGAGGTCGACGGCATTATCAGCCGCGGTGCGCGCCAGGGCCTGCGGGCGTCGACAATGGCCGAGCAAATCGAGGAGCGTTTCGGCGTGACGGAGCGTCGCGCCCAGCTAATCGCGCGGGATCAAACCGCAAGCCTCAACGGGGACTTGAACCAGGCGCGGCAGCAAGCCCTCGGCGTCGAATCGTACATCTGGCGCACATCGATGGACGAACGTGTCAGGCCAGAACACGCGGTGCGCGAGGGCGAGCAATTCCGCTGGGATGACCCGCCAGAAGATGGGCATCCGGGCCAGCCGATCAATTGCCGCTGCACTGCCGAGCCGGTTCTGGACGAGATTCTGGCAGCGCTGTAGGGATCGATCATGGTTGTCAAGGAAGGCGACAAATGGTGCGTCAAATCCGAAGACGGCAGTCGCGGATTCGGCTGCTATGATTCGGAGGATGCGGCGAAAGCGCGGCTGCGCCAGGTCATGGCCTTCAAGCACATGGACGGCGGCAAAACTGAGATCCGCTTCGACCGCGGCTCGATCGGCAAGATCAGCAAGACCGCGCAGGGCTTCCTTCGCATCGATGGCGCGCTGACCCGCGTTGGTGTTTTCACTTATCACAACGCCGATGGCAGCCAACGCCGCGAATATCGTCCGGCCGAGGAAGTTTTCAATAGCGATAGTTTGGCGACGATTCCCGGAGCGCCGATCACGGATCTACATCCGCCTGGATTGGTCACGCCAGCAAACGTGCGCGAATTGCAACGCGGCTTTGTCGCCGAAGGTGTGCGCAAGGATGGGCGTTTCGTATCTGCGCCGCTGGTGATCCAGGATGCTGCAATGATCGCAGCGGTAGAAAATGGCGAACGCCGAGAGCTTTCCTGCGGATACACCTGTCACCTGGATTGGCAGACCGGCGAATTCGAAGGCGAGCGGTACGATGCGATCCAACGTGGAATTATCGCGAACCATGTCGCCCTGGGTCCGCGTGGATGGGGAAGGGCCGGACCCGAGGTCGCGCTACGGATGGATGGCGCGAATCCGTTGCACCATTTCGTAACCCAACGCCTTGAATTGATGAACAAAACCATGGAGGACATGGCCCTTGCAACGGGCGTCGACGGTTGGGCTTTGCACGGCTTTCTTTCGGGCTGGTGGGATGCGCTGAAGCCGGAAAGCGCGCCCAGGGTCGGTAAGGTCGCGCGATCAGAACTTGACGGCATCGCAAAATTCGTGGAGCAGGACGTATCGACACTGTTCGCCCTGGTCCCGGCTTCCGAGCGGCTGGACGGACAAAACGAACCGAGGAAACGAACCATGGACACAACGAAGATTCGGATCGACGGGATCGAGTACGACGTTGCCACGGTGGCAGCGCCGCACATCGGCAAGGCGATCGAAACCCGTGACGGTGCGGCCAAGGAATTGATCGCGCGCGTGGATGGCTTGCAGGCCAAGCTGGACGCGGCGATCAAGGAACGCGACGACCTGAAAGGACGCCTGGACGCGGTGAGCGATCCGCAACGCCTGGCTGCTCAGGTTGCTTCACGCGTTGCCTTGGAGACCAAGGCCCGCGCGATTCTGGGCGATGACGCGGCCAAGTTCGACGGCAAGACGGACAAAGAGATCAAGCTTTCGGTGATCGCCCACACGGACAGCAAGTTCGATCCGGCGGGCAAGTCGGATCCCTACATCGAAGCGCGCTTCGATGTGCTCGACGTCGAGACCGAAACCCAGCGGCGCAAGGACGCGGCGGCCCGCGAACTGGTCAACAAGCGCAACGACAGCACGGTCAACGCCGACGAATCTCGCCAGCGCATGATGGAAGCCAATCGCAAGCGCGCCAGCGAGCCATTGCTTTCCAGCGCGAAGCAATAACAAGGAAACAGGAGAACGACGATGAGCCAGACGGTTTTCAACACGGTGGAAGCGGTCGCCCACGAAGGCATGATCGCCGACGCGGGACTGGACAACACGGTCTATACCGGCGTGGTCAATGACACGAACGGTGTCGTGAAGTTCGGCCGATTCGTGCGGATCCTGACGGCCGGCAATCCGCCGACCGTCGAATTGCCGAACGCAACCGGCGAGATCACCGGATCGACGGGCCTTGGGATCGTCGCGTCCGAGCCTTCGCTGGAAGGACCGGCTGGGACGTTCGCCGGCCATCCTGACGGTGCGGTCATTCCGGTGCTGCGCAAGGGCCGGATCTGGGTCACGAGCGAGGATGCGGTCGCGGCGGCCCCACAGGCCGCATTCGTGCGTTTCTCTGCCGGGGTCGGCGAGGAGTTGGGTCGGTTCCGCACGGACGCCGATACCGCTGATGCCGTCGCCCTGCCGGGCGCGCGATTCATGACGAATTGCGACGCTGGTGGATTGACCCTGCTCGAATTGCAGATCCCGGTCAGCTAACCGCTGGCATGAACGACCCAAGGCAATAGGAGAACGACAAATGGATCCCATGCAGCGAATCGTCCAGGAGATGCTGGCGCGGATGAACCAGCGGTTCGACGCCCAGGAAACCGCGCACCTGGCCCGGCAACTGGAGCACATCAAGGCGCAGACCTACGATGTGCGTTACCCCGAGCTCAAGGCCCGCGGGTTCATCCCAACGGACAACAGCGCATCGCCGGGAGCGGATTCGATCACCTACCGGCAATGGGATCGGGTTGGCATGGCGAAACTGATCGCCAACTACGCCGACGATCTCCCGCATGTGAATGTCCACGCCAAGGAATTCACACAAGCCGTGAAGTCCATCGGCGCGGCCTACACGTACAGCATCCAGGATCTGCGCCGGTCAGCCATGGCCGGATCGATGCTGGACGCGCGACTGGCGGCGATGGCGCGGCGGGCGATCGAACAGAAGATCGACGACTACGCATTCTCGGGCGATTCACAAGTCGGGATCACCGGCTTTGCCAACAACGCGAACGTGCCGCTGGTCGTCCTGCCGAATGCGGGATCGTGGGATACGCTGACATCGGCCGAGATCCTGGCGAACCTGAACTTCCTGGCTGCGTCGATCGTGATCGCGACGAAGGAGCTTTATACGCCCGACACGATCATCCTCGACAACGCTTCGTTCAACCACATCGCGCAGGCCCAGGTCGGCGTCGACAACCAGATGACGATCCTGCGATCGTTCCTGGCAAACAACCCATACATTCGCAACATCGACCAGTGGCATCGCCTCAACACGGCGGGCGCGCTTGGCGTCAAGCGAATCGTCGCCTACCAGCGGACGTCCGAAGTCCTGGTGATGAACATCCCGCAGGAGTTCGAACAATTCCCGCCACAGGCGCGAAACCTTTGTTTCGAGATCCCGTGCCATGCGCGGGTCGGCGGCTGCGAGATCCACTATCCGCTGGCGATCGCCTACGCGGACGTGGCCCTGTAAAGCGGTGGTCGGACGGTCGACGGCAGGTTCAACATGGGCGAAGCGGCAACTATCAAGATCGAAAACGGCCGGGATTCTCTGGTCGTTCTGCCGCCGGCCAAGGCGAAAGGCGGCAGCTTTGCGGCTGTTCGCCTCTTGCCAGGGATCAACGTCGTGCCCAAGGCATATTACGAAGCCATCAAGGAACGCGTCGACATCAAGGCCATGTTCGGCCCGGCCGGCATCCTGAAGATCGCAAAAGGTGGGACACCGATTCTACCGGCGGATTCGAAGGATACCCTGGCAAGCCTCGGCGAAGGCGAAGCAATCGCGCTGGTGCATGGCTGTGATGGCCTTGATCAATTGCAACGCTGGGCCAGCAAGGAAAAACGCAAAGCCGTGCTGGACGCCTTGGTCGCGCAGATCGCCGCAGTCGAAGCCGCGGGCAAACAGGAGGGCGGCGACGTGGCCGCATAGCCGGTGACGGTCGCCGAATTCAAGACCCAATATCCCGAGTTCATCGAAGCCGGCGATGTATTGATCCAGGCTAAGCTGGACGATGCGACCGCCCAGGTCGATGCGGATATCTGGGGAGCGAAGTCGGAAATCGGGATCGGTCTTACGACCGCGCACCTGCTGTCCCTTTCCCCGTACGGATCGAACGCCAGGCTGGAAAAGGAGCCATTTCGAACCATCTACGGCGAGCGTCTGAGGAACATGCAATCGGATGTGGCGTCAGGACATCGGGTGATCTGATGGCATCACGGGCAACGTTTCGCTTCACGGACAAGGATCGCGGCTTGCTGGCAATGCGGCGACGCCTGGCCGAGGCGGGCCGTCGAGTCGTCAAGGTCGGCATCTTTGGCGCTGCAGCATCGGCCGATCATGATGGCCTGTCGAATGTCGATGTCGCCAGCTTCCATGAATTCGGGACCGAGAACATCCCACAGCGGTCCTTCATCCGGGCGACGGTCGATCAGAATCGCCAGTCCATCAGCAAGACCCAGGGCCAGGTTGCGCGTGGAATCTTGAAGGGACGAATCAGCGAAACACGCGGCTTGGGGCTGATCGGCGCACAAGTCCAGGGGATGATTCAGAAGGCGATCAGCGATCGGATCCCGCCGCCATTGAAGGCCGCGACCATCGCCGCGAAGGGCTCGTCCGTTCCGCTGATTGATACGGGCCAGCTTCGGCAATCGATCGCCTGGGAGGTCGTGCCGCGATGATTCTTCTAGCTGCTGCCCAGGCGGCGATCATGGCCTGGTGGACGACCATCGAGATCGGCGGGACGCCAATTCAGGCGGTCATGGTCGATTCAAAGCAAGGCGGGATCTTCGTCAAACCCGAGGTCCGGGCGATCGTCAAGATCGACATTTCAGCGATCCGCAAGATCGGCCAGGACGAAACTCGATTCGAGATGGGCATAGATCCTGACGAATTGATCCCGACCATCAACGGCAACCGTGTCCTGACAGTCTCCTGCCGCGTGGATAGTTTCACGCAAGATGACGGAAACACGGCCGAGCATATCTGCGAGATTGCCCGCACGCGGCTGATGTTTCCGGTGATTTTGGCTGCCCTGAAGTCGGCCGGCCTTGCCCTGGTCGATACCTTTGCGACAGTGTCCCTGCCGTTCAAAGTTGATGATCGGGTTAGATCGCGCGCGGCGTTCGATGTGCAATTCGGGATCAAGGCCGAGGAAACCGACGCCACGAACGTCCAGGATACGATCGGATCGGTCGAGCTCCAGTCAGATGTAGATGACATGCTGCCACTGACCGGCCTGACGAATATTGACGGCACGCCCGCCAGCACGCAGATTGATCTGACCGTTACCGAACCATAGGGGATCAACCATGAGCCTTTCTGAAATCGTCAACGTCACGATCACAGCCGAAACGACAAGCCCGACGAGGGCAGGTTTCGGCGTTCCTCTGATTGCCGGCTACCACACCGCATGGCTGAACCGCGTACGCGAGTACACGGATCTGACGGGTCTGGTGGACGATGGGATCGCGGCGACACATCCGATCTACCGCTGCGCGGCGAAGATCCTCGCGCAGAACCCGCGTGTCACGAAATTCAAGGTCGGGCGGCGCGGCCTGGTCCATACGCAGAAATGGCGGCTGATCCCGACGAATACAACGGAAGGCTTGGTCTACACGCTCGATTTCGTCAAGCCGGATGGAACCGCAGCGCAGGCGACCTACACGGTCGCGCCAGCGGACACGGTTGCATTGATCATCGATGGACTTGTCGCGGCGATCAATGCGCTTGCCAGCTTCGCCATGACAGCGGTCGACAACACGACCAACATGGACCTCACCGTCGACACGCCGGGAGAGCTTTTCGATGTCGTTGTCAACAAGGAGTTGACCATCAAGGACACGACCACCGATCCTGGAATCGCGACCGACCTCGCCGCGATCTTGACCGAAGATCCCACTGATTGGTACGGGCTGGTTCTGGACAGCAACAGTGAGGCGGAAGGCTTGGCCGCAGCCGCCTGGGCCGAGTCGAACGGAAAACTGTTGGCGGTCAACAGCTACGACAGCGAGATCCTGGATTCGATTGTCACGAGCGACTTTTTCAGCGACGCTCAAGCCGCCGGCTATGCCCGGACCTTCGGCATATGGGCCAAGGGGATCCTGTCCTACGCGGGAGCGGCGTGGATGGGCAAGCTGTTCCCGTTCGATCCGGGCACCGAGACATGGGCATTCAAGACGCTCGCCTCTGTCGTTGTCTCAAGCAACGCCGATCTGACCAGCGGCCAGCGGACGACGATCCTCAGCAAAGGCGGCAACTACTACCATGCGGTTGCCGGCGTCTCGATCACCCGCTTCGGCAAGACGTTTGCCGACGAGTTTATCGACATCACGCGCTACATCGACTTTCTCCAGGCGCGTTTGCAGGAGAACATCTTTGGCCTGCTCGTGAATGCGCTCAAGATCCCATACACGGATGGTGGCGTGGATCTGATCAAGTCCGAGATCCTGGCGCAGTTGAACCGCGGGATTGCAGCCGGAGCAATCGCAGCAACGCCGGCTCCGACTGTCACGGCTCCGCTTGTCGCCGATGTCGCGGCAGTGGACCGCGCCGCGCGCCTGCTGCCGGATGTGAAATTCACGGCGCAACTGGCCGGGGCGATCCACACGATTACGATCACCGGCACCTTGACGGTTTGATAAGGAGATCACCATGCCAGGCTTCAAGATTTACGACGCGTCGGAAGTCTCGGTCAGCGTGGCCGGAATTCCGATCGATCCAGGAACCGGGCCGGGCGGCTATGCTGACGGCGAATTCCTGACGATCGAATGGGAAACGGATCAATTCGTCGACGTGGTCGGGACGGACGGCGAAGTCACGCGCTCGAAGACTAGCGATCTGCGGGCGACCGCGACCCTACGCCTGATGCAATCTTCGGCAGCGAACGCGACGCTATCGGCCCTCGCTTTGCTGGATCAAAAGACGCCGAACGGTGCGGGCGTCGGTGCATTCCTTGTCCGCGATCGATCGGGCCTATCGATCCATGAAGCCGCGGAATGCTGGATCGCCCAGACGCCCAACGTGACCTATGGCCGCGAAGCCGGGCCGCGGGAGTGGAAGATCCGCATCGCCAAACTGAATAGCGTGATCGGTGGGAACTGATAGGTGCTCGCGTCCGAGGAACTGACGATCGGCGGGCGGGGCTACCGCCTGACGCAGCTTCAGGCGGGACGTGCGCGCCGAATCCTTTTCCGGCTATTCAAGACCTGCGGCCCAGCGCTCGCGATGTTGGCCGGCAAGGAAGGCGGGCTCGCCGCGTTGAAGGGCGATGGTCTGGCCGATGCGGCCAAGCGGCTGGCATTGGACCTGTCCGAGGACGAATTCGAGAGCATCGTCACCGACCTGCTGTTCACCGGCCATGTCGAGGAACGGCAGGATAATGGCGGCTTGCTACATCTGACGAAGGAACTGGCCGACCTGAAATTCGCCGGGCGGTTAGACGATTTTTTCAAGCTGATCGGCGCGATGTTGAGGTTCAATTTCGGCAATTTTTTAGGCGGTTTGGAGTCGATGGCGGCAAGCCTCGGCGGGGCAGGAGCCGCAAAGGTTCCGGCGTCGTCGCAATAGAGATCCCTGGCGATGTGGATTGGTTCATCTGGAGAATTGTCGTGGCCGAAAGGTTCAAAGCAAGCCTGGCGGAAATCGAGGGCGCATGGTCCCTTGATGATCTTGTCGACGCACACGCGCTGCTAGACGCCCTGGAAGCGGCGCGGCCGGAAGGCGATCAATGACGCCGCTTCGAGAACTTCTGGCGATATTCGGCATCGAGGTTGACGACAGTCAAATCAAGCGCGCCGACAAGACGATCGGCGGCTTGATCGGAACGATCAAGAATTTCGCTGGCGTTGTCGCCGGAAGTTTCATCGCGCGCGGGATTGCGCGGATGATCGGATCTACAACCCAGGCCGCCGATCGAATCGGCGAGATTTCGACGCAGATCGGCGTCAACGCGCAAGCGTTGCAAGCCTGGTCATTTGCCGCACAGATGGCAGGGGTCGAGCAGGAATCGCTTGCCCAGGCATTCGGTATCCTTGCGCGCAATGCCAACGCGGCAGCACGTGGAAGCACGGAGATGCGCGAGACGTTCGCACGCCTGGGCGTACAGACGACGGACGCAAATGGACAGCTACGCGCGGCAGACGCGATCATGCTGGATGTTGCGGACGGGCTTTCGCGCGTCGAAAGCGACGCCGAGCGCACGGCCCTGTCGCTGCAAGTCCTGGGACGCGGCGGGAGGCAGTTGCTTCCGCTGTTCAAGCAAGGGGCCGCTGGCATCGAAGCCGCCAGCAAGGAGTTCGAGGAGCTTGGAGGCGGTTTTACGGACGAGGATATTGCCGCTGCGGATCAATATCAGGACAGCATCGTCAAACTGAACCTGGCATTGACCAAGCTAAAGATCCTTTTCGTCCGGGAAATTCTGCCCAGCATCCAGCGGTTCGTGAACTGGTTGATCCGAACGACAAAGGGCGTCCTTGCTTCGGGCCGGGCGGTCCAATTGATGAAGGTCGCCCTGGTCGCGCTGGCAGGAGCCGCCGCCTTGATGGCTCGATCCTTCGTCAAATTGCTTCTGCCTTTCGCGCCGGCCCTGGCGAAGATCGCCCTGCTATTTCTTTTCGTCGACGATCTGATCACACTTTTCCGTGGCGGCAAGTCCGTGATCGGAGAATTCATCGATGCAGTTTTCGGTCTTGGCGCGGCCGAAAAGTTCGTTCGCGAGGTCAAGTTCGCCTTTGAGGGGATGCTGGAAGTCATCAAAGAGATTGCCAACGGGATTGCCTTCATCACGGGCCAAGATCCGGTGTTCAAGACTCGCGCCCGTCAGCCTAGCCTCCAGGAAGAAATCGATATCGCCCGCGAAAAGGAGCGGGTAAAACAGTTTCGCGCCGGGCAGGATGTCGCCGGCACCGCGACGGCGACTTCGGGAAATCGCGTGCTTTTGAAGCCGCGCATAGGCCCGCGCTTCGTGAGCCTGCCAGGGACGACGCCGGTTCCGCAAGACGTCAAGGACCTGGCGGCCCGTAATATCACTGTCAACGTCAATGCGCCGAACGCCGATGCGAAGGAAGTCGCGCGAAAAGTTGTCGAGGAAATCGATGGGCGGCGACGCAAGGAATTGACGGCAACCCAGGCGGCGATCAAGCCACTGGCAGCGACGCCATGAGGATCCGCCGTGGCTGAAATAAGCTTTACACGAGAGAACGGCGAAGCTGTCGTCATTTCGATCGACGCGACGATCGAGGAAGTCCATTCGGCTGCCGCAAGCGTGACCGAATTCGCCGTCGAAAAAGGCGTCGCGATCAGTGATCACGTTCGCGCGGAGAATGCCTTTATTTCCATGGAAATCGTGATCAGCAATACGCCGATCCGGGACCAGGGGACGCTATCGCATACCGATGGCGCGGCCGGCTTGATCCAGCCGGTGGAATTGCTGGTCGAGCGAAAACGCAGCCTTCGTGATTTGGCGCGCGGCGTTCCTGTATCGGCATTGCTGCCGTTCCCGGTTTCGGTTGGCGCGAATTTTGCCGGGGCTGTATCCCAGAAGATCATCGAGCCGGTTGGGGCGGTCATCCTGCAATTCCCACAGGAAATGAATCGCGTGGGCGTCGTCTACCAGGAACTGCTGGACATGATGAACGCTGGGACGCTTTGCACGATCGGTACGCGCCTGCGTGAATACGAAAACATGGTCCTGGAGATGATCGAAACGCCGCGGACGGCCGAAGATGGATCGGCCATTCGAATGCGTGTCCAGGCCCGCCAGGTCCGCGTGGTCGAAACCGAAACCATTGAAATCACCGAGCCACTTCAGACGCGCGGGGAGAAGACGCAACGTCGTGGTGCGCAGAAGCCAACTGTCCCCACGACGGGTCAGACGGAAAAGTTGCGATCGATTGCGCATTCGCTGGTCTTCGGAGCAGGGGGATAAATGCCGCTTTTGATTCCGACATCAACCGCGTTTTCCAGCTACGTCCAGCGGACGACCCTTGATGGCGTTGATTACCTTCTGCGCTTTCAGTTCAATCAGCGCCTGGGGCGATGGTTTTGCGACGTCAGGGATGTGACCGAATCGCCGATCGCCATGGGCCTGCCAATCGTCGTCAACTATGAAATCGGGCGCTGGGTCATAGACGAAAGATGGATCGCCGGCCGGATTGCGACGCTGGATCAAGAGGCTGCCGACGACCAGGCGGCGATCGATCCCGGGCTTCGGGATCTTGGCGCGCGTGTCTTGATGACGTACCTGGAAGCTGAAGAATTGGCCGAGATCGAAGCCGCAGGTTGAAACCATGCCGCAATTATTCCGTCGATCTTATGCGTTGACCGTTGATCAGCTTCGGATCACCGATCTGGACGTAGCCTTCGGCGTCCATCGGACCATGAAACCAGAGCCGAACACGGCGGAAATTACGATTCGAAATCTGCATCCCGACAACCGCAAGCGCACGGAAGAAAAACGGCATGTCGGTGTCGTGCTTGAAGCGGGGTATGCGCCACCCGGGGAAATGTCGTTGATCTTTGCGGGCGATCTTCGCGAGGTCCATACGATGCGGGACGGGCCGGATCTGCTGACCGTCTTATCGTCAGGCGACGGTGAGGAGCAGCATCGAAAGGCGCGGGTCAATCGATCATTCCCACCCGGGATCAGCATCCGCAAAGTCATCGAAGCCGCCGCCGAGGCGATGGGCGTAGGTGTCGGGAATCTCAACGCACTTTCACAGGTCGAATTCCCAGGGGCCGGTGCGGTGTTCCCTGGCGGGACGGTCCTATCGGGCAACGTGGCCCAGGAACTGGCTGATGTACTGCGATCGGCGGGCCTGGAATATTCGATCCAAGGCGGCGTGCTTCAGATTCTAACCAGGCGCAAGGCCCTGGAAGGGACCGCCCTCGTTCTATCATCGGATTCTGGGATGGTAGGAACGCCAAGCGTCTCCAGCGATGGCACCGCACGCGCTTCGCTGCTGATGGCACCTGATATTTTTCCCGGCCGAAAAGTCGAATTTCGCGCCGAGAATCTCATCGGCGTCTATCGCGTCGAAACCGCGCGCTATTCCGGCGATACGGCCGGGGCGGACTGGACGATCGAAATCGAATGTCAGCCGATCAAAGGCGCGACCGTAATTTTCCAGACGTGACCCATGCCGGAAACCCCGACCCTAGCCGATGTGATCCAGGAAGCCATCGAGGCGCGTATGACAGAATTGCGCGTTTCGATCCCAGGGCGGGTCACGAAATACAACGCAAGCCGGGAAACGGTCGATGTTCAACCGCAGATCCGCCGGATTCTCGAAACCGAGGATGCCGACTTCGTCCAGGAGGATCTGCCAGTTATCCAGGACGTGCCGATCGCCTGGCCGTCAGGATCGGGCGGCAGCGTCTTTATAACCTGGCCCCTTGCGGATGGGGATCCGGTGTTGCTGGTCTTCTGCGATTTCGATCCGTCGATGTGGCGCGAAACTGGCCAGCCCGGCACGCCCGGAGATTTGCGATCGCACAGCCTGGGCAATGCCGTGGCCTATCCGGGCCTTCGGGCCAACAATGATGCTCTAGGGGCGTCCAGGCGCGATTCAACGCACGTCGTCATCGGTGATAAGGTCATGTTGGGAGAGGGCGGATTGAGCGGGCCGTTGACCGGGGCACTGAACGGAGAAGCAACGGATCCATATACCGGCCTAAAGCACTGGCAACTCGGGAACGCGTCGGCGTTCGTGCGCGTGAAAAAATAGGGAGAATCGCATGGCATTAGTTGGCAGTGAAATAGCGGCATGGAGTGCAATTCAGACGGCAAAGATCGCCGCACGCGACGCCTATATCACAGCGAACCCGCCACCGCTTTCGCCATCGCAGATTGCAGCTATGGTTGATGACATGGAAGAAGCCGCGCTGGGCGCGCTGTTCACGCACATTGCGGCGAATGCCGTGGTTAGCACAACCGTTGCAGTTACCAGCGTTTCCGGTGTTACCCCTGGCGGCGGCATATCAGGGCCAGGCGCTGGCACTGGCACCGGCACTGTTGGTTGACGGATCGCTCAAAAACGCGGAAAGATGAACATGCCCACGATCGCTTGCACGCAATCGGTCACCCTGGAAAACCCGGTCCAGAATGATCTGCATCTGATCAATGGAACGATCGTCCTGATTGAAGGTCCCGCCGAGGTCGCGCAGGCGATTCGATCGCGACTCCTGTTTTTCAAGGGCGAGTGGTTCTTGGACCAGCGCGAGGGGACGCCTTACTATCAGGAAATCCTCGGGAAGAAAGCGGTCGATCTAAACGTGATCCGCAGCATCTATCGCCGGATCATCGCCGGCACGCCCGGTGTTGAAGCCGTGCCAAAGCTGGACATCAGCCTGGATGGGCCGACGCGAGCGGCGACGCTGGTCTTCCAGGCAGTCCTGGAAAATGGTGGGTTCATTGATTCGCGTGACTTCGCGCCCTTCGTTGTCGAACTGCCATGAATGGAGGTGAATCGTGCCTGGTCCTTTCGGTGTAGTCCCAACCGGATTCAACAGCAAGACGCTGGAAGAAATCATGACGGAGATCCAGGATAGCCAGCTTGCGAACATTTCGCCGACGTTAGATCTGGCGACCGAATCTCCGCTGGGCCAGATCAACGGGATCTTCGCGTCGCAGCTTCGAGAATTATGGGAGCTCGCCGAAGCTTGCTATCACGGGTTCAACCCGGACGGTGCGGTCGAAGCGCAGTTGACGGTCCTGGCGCTGCTGACGGGAACGCAGCGCCGGGCCGCGACGAAATCAACCGTGCTTTGCAATTGCACGTTGGCCGTTGGAACCTACAACGCTGGCGATCTGATAGCGCATGTCAATGGCAGCCCAGATTCGCGCTTCACGAACACGTCCGATGTGACCAGCCCTGGCGGGTTGGTGTTAGACATACCGTTCGAGGCCGAAGATACCGGCCCGATTGCCGCAGCGGCCGGGCAGCTTACCGTCATTGCCGAGCCAGTTTCTGGCTGGACGACGGTAACGAACCCATTGGACGCAGAGCTTGGGGCCGATATCGAATCAGATGCGGCGTTGCGAAATCGCCGGCTGATCGAGCTTTCAACGGCCGGCAGCGAAAGCGTCGGTGCGATCCGTGCGGAGGTTTCGGGGATCGATGAGGTCTTGAGCGTTCAAGTTCTCGAAAACGTCACGGATGCGACCGACGCAAATGGACTGCCGCCGCATTCATTCGAGGTTTTGATCTGGGACAATGCCGCGGATGACGACGCAATCGCCCAGGCGATATGGGATAGCAAGCCGGCCGGGATCCAGGCTTACGGCACGGGCGAATCAGGCACGGCAACGGATGACACCGGCGATGATCAAATCGTCGAGTTCAGCCGCATCACCGTGCGGGATGTGTACCTTGAAATCGATCTCGATGTAGACGCGACAACCTATGGGGCGGGCGGCGACCAGGCGGTCAAGGACGCTGTTGCAACATTCGGGGATCAGGAATTCGGGATCGGCGAAGATATCATTCTGGCCGCGCTCTATGCTGCGATCTTCTCCGTCTCGGGCGTCAATGACGTGCTGGAAATCCGCGCTGGTTTCAGCGCAAGCCCGACCGGGACGGTGAATCTAGGGATCGCATTGCGCGAGGTCGGCGACCTGGACACCAGCCGGATCGTCGTTGATTCGACGCCATGAGCTACGAAGTAAGCCAGCTTCCCGTCCGATCGAGGATCCGCGATACCGCGGTGTCGTCGGTTTCGGTTGGTCTTTCCGCGCGCCATGAAGCGGCCAGTGGAACGCCCGCGATCGGGATGGGCGTGTCGGCGATCTTGGAATTGCCGGATGCGGCCGGCAACTATACGGTCGCCGGCAAGATCCAGTCCGTTTGGACCGACGCGACGAATGGCAGCGAAGACGCGGCGACTTCGATCTGGTCAGTCACGGCCGGAGCGATTCAGGAATACGCAAGGTTCAGCGCAAATCAGATCCGCCTCTATGGAGCCAATCTGCATTGGGGCGTAGGTGATTCGGATACAGTCTATTGGGACGCGCAGTTTCAGGCGACGCAATCAGGCGCGGCGTTTTCACTTGGGCTCTACAACACCGCTGACGATGGTCTTGCGTCCATGCAGGTCAGTGGAGACACGGCCTGGCTTGCACTTGAGAACTATGGATCGGCTTCCGCGGGAAACTTTTTCGCGGCCCATGCGCCACTAGCCGATCTTTCCACGGTGTACTCGAACTTTGGATCGCTCGTTGTGTCGTCTGCGTCCGCGAGTGCGAGCTTATTTTTAGGCTACGGCAACAAGGCGCTTGGTTTACTGATCGATGGAAACGGCAACATCGTCCCGAAGACAGCGGCGTTGACCGCCGCTGCGACCCAGGGGTTTTTCCATATGCTGGGCTTCGAGAACCGGCCAACTGGCGTGCCTGGCACGACCTTCAGCGGTCGGCAGCCGTTCGGCTGGGATGTGACCAATGACGAGCTTTGGGTCTACCGTGGCGGCTGGAATCTAGCGAACGCGTTGAAGGTTCGGAAAAACTCCGGCGCGGTCGTTGGTACGCGCCGCCAGATCAATTTGATCGAGGGCAGCAACATCACATTGACTGTCGTTGATGATGCCGGCACGGACAAGGAAGTCGACATCACGATTGCCGCAGCGGCAAGTGGCGTCACCGACCATGGTGCATTGACCGGCCTGGCCGATGATGATCACACGCAGTATCTACTCCTGGCCGGTCGGGCGGGTGGCCAGACAGCGATCGGCGGGACGGCGGCCAGCGAAAATCTGACGCTGCAATCGACCGCTCACGCCACGCGTGGAAACATCGTTCTGTCAGACGTAACCACGATCCCGGTTGGCGCGGCGGCGACTCCATCGCTTGTCTTCGCAGGCGATACCAATACAGGCATCTGGCAGATTGCGGCCGACAACATCAGCATGTCGACGGGTGGAGCCGAACGATTCCGCCTGGCATCGACGCAGCTTTATTCGATCGTGCCTGTTCGGACTGATGCCGGGACAGCAGCTTCGCCATCGTTCGGATTCAATGCCGACACAAACACCGGAGTCTTTTCGCCGGGCGCTGACCAGTGGGCCGTATCGACCGGAGGCACTGAACGATTCACGGTTTCCACGACAATAGTCCGGTCAAGCTTGCAGATCCAGGGTCCGACCGGAAGCGCGGGCACGCCGAGTTTTTCGTTCAGCGGCGATGTCGATACCGGGATTTTCAATTCGTCCGCAGACGTCATCGCGTTTGCGACGGCAGGCGTGCAACGCGCCTCGATTTCCAATTCAAGCTGGGTTGCAACCCAGGCAACCTCTGGCGGAAACGTCAAGTACCTGACCTTCACCAGCGCCGGACATGGAGCCGTTACCGCGAGCGCCGAGCACATCACGGCGGATTTCGCGTTCAACGCGACGGTCACGCATTCGACCGGCGCAATCTCGATGAACCGGACGGTGCTGTTTCGCGCGCCCACGCACGCATTCGCGGGCGCGAGCACGATCACCGACGCGGCTACGGTTGCGATAGATGCAGCCCCAATCGCTGGGACGAATGCGACGATCACCAGGGCGTGGGCGTTACTGGCACAGAGCGGATCCATTGGCGCTGGATCCGGCAGCGTCAGTCTCCCCGGCTATGCTTTTGCAAGTGATCCAGACACGGGATGGTACGTCGAGGGCGCGAACACGCTGAAGCTGGCGCTGGGCGGGTTGAACAAGGTCGTTTTCGATTCGAGTGGCGATGTGCGATTCACCGACAATATCGAAACCTTCGATCTGGATTTTGCGGCAAGCCAAGTCAGGCTCGAAAGTTCGACGCAGACGTTGTTCGAGAGCGGGCTGGCGGCTGGATCAGGGGCTGTCGATTATCTTGTGCGACCGTTGAACACGCGGACAGCGGGTTCTCTGTTTCAGATCGACAACAACACAGCAGGTGCATGGAACTTCAGTGTCGAGTTCCATGGCGGCGCATCAATTCAGCAGACAACCCGAACCGGCATCGTTCTTCCAGCGACGGAATCCACCCGTAGTTTTACGGTGACTGCCGGCGCGCTTGCCGATCTGACCAGCACCGGAAGCGGCCAGGATGTCTATTTCAACGTCAATCGCACGATCAACTACGCGACCAGCGGCACGACTCCGCAATGGTCAGGCTTTGCAATTTCATCGGGTGCTGCATTCACTGGAGACGTAGCGACCAGAACGATCACCGATGCTTCGACGATGTATATCGAAGGCCCGCCGACTGCCGGATCAAACGCCGCCATCACCCGCGCCTACAGCCTGTGGATCGATTCGGGTTACTTGCGCTACGACCAGACGATTGCCGCTGGATCTGACGTGCTGACCTTCACGAATGGACCTGCTGGCACCGCTGGAAATCCTGACGTTTATCTGCATGTCTACAGCGGCACGACAACCTACGCGATCCCGGCATTCGCCGTGTGATACGCTGACGCCGAGGAGGTCTAATGGAACGCACACTTGCCAAGGAAATCGCCGCCGCGCCTCTGACGAAGTGGAAGTTGCGCGCGTTCGAGCACCATTTCACGACCGGACGCACTTTCGTGACATACGCCACACTGTCCGACGACGGCAGCCGCGAAGTCTTGACGTCCATCACGATCGAAGGACCCGTCATCGATTGCACGGTCGATGAAAAACGGATCACGATCACCGATGCCGTCAAGGCTGACGCGATTCTTGCCGAAGCCACTGATGGCCTGGAAAACGCCGTGCTCGATGCTCTGACCTCGGCCGGCGTCGATCCCGGTGGCGCGGCTCTTGAGGAGAAGCCATGAGCGACGCCCAGACCGCCAAGATCGCCCTGAAGCCAAGCCAACGCCTGGCCCTGATCAACTGGTTCACGGGCAAGAAATGGAAGGGCTACGACGATCGGCGCAAACGGCGACGACTACGCGAAGCCCTGCGGATCCAGCCAGATCGTGATTATCGAATTGTCACCGAACCGGCCGGCGAGAACGAGCGCGGCGAGAAGATGTACCGGCACATCATCGAGCTTGGCCGCTTCGTCGGCGACGATGACGAAAAGAAATTCCAACGGCTGACGCTCGCTGAAGGCCGCCACGCGCATCTGTTCGATGTCACCATGGATCAGGTCGACTACATGATCGGCCGGCTGAAAGACGAGGAAACTGTCGACGGTCAGGCGGATACGATCCTCGACATCGAAGACGCGCTTCATGCGATCAAATCGGACACCTACCAATGTCCGCCCGTCCAGGCATGGGCGGATCTGCCGGATGAAGCCTTCAAGGCGGTGAAAGATCCCGAAACGAACGCGGACGAAGCCGACGAATGATCAGCCAGCGACGATTCGAGATCGACGACGGAGCCGAGCGAATCGTGCGCGAATGGCAGCACGACTTTTCCGCTTACGGTCCTGGCGCACTTGATTGCCGGATGGGCGTCGTCGGATCTGGATCTCTGCGTGTCCGTCTTCGGGTTGGCGGATCAGTCGATGGAATCGATGGATCGATCGTTGCGGATGCGACTTTCGCTGGTACGGAATCCGTGATCGTCGATGTTGGCTCGATCGCCAACCCGAATAGCCTCCAGCCGGTCAAGCTGACCGCGCAACTACTTGGCGGTGCATTGGCGGAATTTCGGGCGAGCCGTGCGGAGTTCGGCTGATGCCTGGCCAGCCGTATCCCTATGACGGCGAGTGGGAAATCGCGAGCGGCGAAGGCGAGGTCCTGCTGGCCGAACTTGCCGATGATCTTGACGTGTATGCGTCCTCGATCCCATGCAAGCTGGCGGGCGAGGTCCAGGTCGCGGCGGGCGTCACGGTACGCGTGCGCCTACGTCTAGGCGGCACATCTGGTGTTGCGGATGGGACAATCGCCGTGACAGCCGATCTTACGTCGACAACATGGACGGCATTTCTTGCCTCCGGCACGCCGGTCAATCCGGGCGGTAGCGCGCCGATCAAGCTCACGGCCCAGGTCGTCGCTGGTGCGGGAATAGCTGGTGTTCGTGGCGTCGTCGCAAGCCTGGATCCCTTGGTGGCGGGCGCAGACGTGACGGATCCGGTCGTGGTTTTCAATCCGCCCGACATGACCGAGATCGCGGCAGGGACCACGATCCATGTGACCGTGACGGATAACATCGGCCTGCGCGTGTCGTTTCTTTGGGCGACCTTCGATTCCGGCTTCTGGGAGGTCATCCATGATGGCGATGACTACAGCCCGACCTACGCGAGCGAGTCGACGCGAGACGTTGTGCCGGGCGGATTCGCGTACCACCTGAAGCGCCGTGGCGGCTGGCCTTCGGCTCCAACGATTCGCGCGAAGCCGCTTGATCTCTCGGGAAATGAACCATGACGGTAGACGCTACATATCCGCTCGCGGGTCCGGCAGCGCCGGATGATGAAGTCGATTCCGGCCAGCCCGTTCAGATCACGCAGAACACGGCGCACGTCGCCGAAGGGATTGACAGATTCATCGAACAGTACAAGCAGCGGCCACGGATGGCCGCCTGGCTCACGTCCTATCTTGACCAGGTCCAGGAAATCGAGAATGCGCTGTGGGATGTGCTGATCGCGCGCGGCATCGATCAGGCAACCGATGCGCAGCTTGATATCCTGGGCGCAATCGTGAATCAACCACGACGCGGTCTGACCGATGACGACTATCGGACATTCATCCGTGCCAGGATCGCAGTCAACCGATCAAATGGCCGGCCCGATGATCTGATCGAAATCTTGCAACTGATAACGATCGATTTGCCCGAATCGATTATCGTGTACCAAGACCGCCCGGAAGCTGGAATCTTCATTCAGATCGCATCTGATATCGGAACGCTGGTTCCGGCGCACATCATCGAACTTCTCAATGACGCACGGCCGGCCGGCGTCGAACTTCAGTTCAGCTATCTGCTTGGCCTATCATCCGAGGCGTTTTCGTTTGCATCATCGACTGCTTACGAAACCGACATCGATACCGGATTCGGGAACACGCTCGATGCTGGAGACGGCGGCGAACTTGCCAGCGTTACGGGATAATGCGAGGGAAATGGAGCCATGGCTGATCGACCCTTGCTGAATCCGCTGACCTGGGCGACGGATGACGACTATACCGGCGGGGCTGAACCAGCAACGCCGACGAAGGTAACGCCTTCGACCGGCAAGCGGGCTCAGGGATGGGAACCGATCGAGAAGCCGGCCGCGCAGCACATGAACGCGCTGCTGGGAAATCTTGCGGGATGGGCCGACTACTACCGAGACCTCGATTGGCTCAACACGCAACTGATCACGGATGCGGCGGTCACGAACAGCGAGATCCTGCGGGCCATGGCTTCGCTTCCCGAAGTCCTGTCGCCAAGCGGACCTTATCTGACCGCGGTCGGCGAGACTGGAAACGTCTTTTTCAGCTACGACGGGATCTCATGGGGACACAACGCCGGTGTCGGTGTGGTTGTGTCCCACCACAAAGCCCTTGTTTGGTCGCCACTGGCGAGTCTTTGGATTCTTGGCGCGGCGGCTTCGGATGCCGATGAAATCATGACGGCCGCGGAATCGGACGCAACCTGGACAGCGCGCAACGATCCGGCGGCTGACGCCAATCGCAACGGCATTGCCGAGTCAGGATCGATCATCGTCATGTGTCGTGGCGCTGGCGGGTTCGTCACCAGTCCTGATGGAATCACCTGGACGGAGCGCACGCATCCGGCCACGAACAAGAACTTGCTTTCGGTTGTCTGGACCGGAAGCCAGTTCGTTGCGGTCGGCGAGCTATCGACGATCTTGACTAGCTCTGACGGAATCACCTGGACCGATCGCACGGGCAGCGCGCCAACGGGGATGCGTTTCAATGACGTCGCGTGGGATCCGAATGCCTCCCTGCTGTGCGCGGTCGGGCAGGAAACCGGCCCGGAAAACGGGGAAATCTTCACCAGCCCGGATGGGATCACCTGGACCCAGCGGCTTTCATATACATCCAGCGAAATCTTCTCGATCGTCCGAGTCGGCGGCGCGCTGTTCGCCTGCGGCTACAACACGATCAACGGCGTGGCGAGAAATTTCGTGGCGAAATCCCTTGACGGCGGGATCAATTGGGAGCGCCAGGGGATTCCAGGCAACACGGCCGATGCGACAACGGCTCGCTGTGTTTTCGAGGGCGGGCGCTTTGTCATCTTCTGGGATGACGGCGGATCCGATTTGTTCTATCGCGCGGGGCCGCGCGTCTCCCTGTAGTTCTGGGGAGCACATGGGACCAAGCCAAGACAGCCACGCCGAACGGCACCGGATCGATATCCGCGATCTCCGTGTCCCGTTCGTCATGGTCCTGACGATGATCGTTTGCTTGGGGACGCTCTTGGCCGGCATCATCGCATCCTGGTATCGGACCAGCAGCCATGCGGACGACGCGGTCAAGCATCTGGACGTCGCCCAGGTCGCGCGCCAGGGCGGGCCGGTCTACAAGCAAGATCTTGTTGAGGCGAGGGCGGCAATTACTGGCAAGATCGAAGATGTCGATCGGAAGCAGGAGCGCCGATTGCATGCCTTGCAGATGCAATGTCGATCGACCCGCACTGGACTTAACTGCAGGGTCGCGCAGTTTGCCGATGAAGCCGACGATCGTTGATCCGCCTGGCAGCCCAGCTACCCAGCGCAGGGCCTTGTTTCACGCCCGAGATCAACTGATCCAGGCACAACGCATGGCCGCCCAGGCGCAAGGGTTGATCGCCCGTTGGTCACATGAGATCGCCAGGCTAGATGCTGCCCTTTATGGCGCGGGTGATGGGACGATTGACAAGACGCCGACGCCAACCGATTCTTGATCCATGGGTCTGATCATCCCGGCCGGCATCGATGCGATCCGGCTGACCTACGGGGACGCGCGGGCTGCATTGGATCATGATGGCGAAATGTCGCCGGCCTTGGAAGTCGCGTGGCGAAAAAAGATCCTCGCGCCCTTGAAACTTCCGCGTCCGATTCCACTACGGACGGGCAAGACCCTATCGACGATCTGGGTCCACGCCAAGGTCGCGCAGGTTTTCGGCGCGGCCTTCCGGGCGATCGATGATGCTGGACACTGGCCGTTGCTGGTGACGTTTGACGGTTGTTACGCGTTTCGCGCGAAGCGCGGGCTGGACAAGTTATCGACGCACTGCTGGGGAATCGCGGTGGATCTGAATGCCGCAACAAATCGCCTCGGGGCCACGCCAACAATACGATCTGAAATCGTCGCGGCCTTCGAGGTACAGGGTTGCCGCTGGGGCGGGCGCTGGAGACGACCGGACGGGATGCATTTTCAAGCATGTACGGGATATTGACGTGCTGATCATCGGGATCGACGCAGCCACGCAATTGACCGGCTGGGCCGTCGTCCAGCCAGGCCCGGGGATCCCGAAATTGATCGCTTCGGGGATCGTGGCCGGCACTGGCGCACAGCAGATCCTCGCTCTGGCCCAGGCGTGGGGACCCAAGATCCATGCGGCGGCGGTCGAGGAGCCGTATCTGGATCCGGCGAAGGGCGTCGGCACGATGCGCAAATTGGCGGGCGCGACAGAGCGCTGGTTGATGGCCTGGGACCTCGCCGGCGTGCCATGCCGTGCCATTCGCGCGCAGGAATGGCAGACGGGCGTACTAGCGGGCCTGGCAGGCCCGCGGGCCGATAGGGCGACGCGGAAACGTGCTGCAGGCATCTGGACGCGGTCGCAGTTCGGCGTGGCGCTCTCAGAGGATGTCGCCGACGCCGCGTGCCTGGCCTTCTGGGAAGGTCGCCGGCTGGCGTTCGGCCGGCGGGCTGCATAACGAGGTCTGGGGCGGCTACCATCGCAGCCGAGGGCTGCCAGGGGCCAGCCCGGGCGGATCTAGCCCGATCCCTTCTGGGCTCTGATCTGTCCGTCGGTCCGCGCGCTCGCCGGCAAATGCCGCAGCTTGCTCGCTATGTCGCCGCCCGGCGTCGACTGGGCCAGCGGTATGTCGCCCGGCCGAAACCGGGGTGCTGGATCGGGCGATCCTCACCGGGAGGATCCGGCCTATCGATCGCCCATCCCAAGACGCAGCGCACAGTGGCCGACCGACGAACGCTTTGACCTACGGGCTGTCTGCTGTAGACTCTCATCAGCGTTCGTTCGGTTGGCACCGCGACGTTACACGGCCCTGGGTCTGGATCGCAAGATCCACCTGGGGCCGTGGCATATTTGGGCGAAAGAGCGCGTGTTTTTCGATGGCTGCGACATAGAAGGTTGCGACTAGAACCACCGGGTGGCGCGCGATGGCCGCGCAGACGACGGCCCCGCGCGCCCAGCATCCAGGACTCTTGATTCTCAGGAACGAATCGCGCACGGTGATCGTATGCGATCTCGTATAGGATCTGCGCGTTGGTTTCTGGCGCTACTGATGGGATGCGCGCCGGCCGCGTCGATTTTGCCGCCGCAGGATGGTAGCGGGATTTCCGATGCGCTCAACGAAACGATCGAAGCGGACGCGGACCAGGCGGAAACGCCGGCCGCAGATCGTGATATCGAATCCTCTGGAGACGCTGCTTCCGGTGATGCGCCGGCTAACGACTCTGATCGAGAATTACCTGGAAGCGAAAGCCAGCGGGACGGATCCGCAAGCGAATTGATCGCGGCCGATCCATGCGCAGGTTTCGAGCAACGCCTGGTGTCACCTGGTTTCTGTTTGCGCGTTCTGGGCCAGCACGAAACACGCATCGATCTTGACGCCTGCGAACCAAAGGCAATGCGCGGCTGCGAGATCATTCGCAATATGGGCCAATGCAGCGGATCGTTCCCCGCGCCGAATTGCGTGAACGGTTCGCTGTCATTCTATTTGCGCGCGCCGATCGATGGATCGATTGCGGTCCAGGTTGGCCGCCTGCTGGACGACGGTCAGACCTGTAGCTGGTCCTGCAACTAATCGGGACCAGGACCCCGTGGCGAGGCGATTCGCGATCGTCGATGTCTACGACGAAACGTCCGGCGCGTGCACGCGCCTCGCAGGACCGTGCGAATCAACCGTCTGCCGGCACGCCCTGGTCGAGCGCACGAGCCTGGGACGATTGCGCGATCGACATCGCTCGCAGGATCTGGCGACGAATTGTTCGATCCGCGAGGCGCGCGCGAATCCTGATGGGATGACGTTGGAAATCGTCGCCGGCAAGATCGGGCTAACCCGGGAGCGCGTCAGACAGATCGAATCGCAGGGCCTACAAAAATTGGCGTTTTTAGGCCGAAAAATGGGCCGTTTTTAGGAGCTGACTCCCGGGGCGATTCGGGCGAATATGTGTCCATGGCAATCGAAATCAGCCCGAAACCAGACAGACAGGAGACACCATGAAAACCAACGAAACGACCGATTACGCCGCCCGCGCTGCCGTCGTCGCCGCCGCCGCCTACGCCCGCGTCGCCGCCGTCGCCGCCAACGCCGCCAACGCCGCCCGCGTCGCCGCCGTCGCCGCCTACGCCGACGCCACCGACGCCGCCCGCGTCGCCGCCGATGTCGCCCGCGCCGCCGCCGCCCGAGCATGCGCCGACGCCACCGACGCCGCCCGTGCCGCCGAGGTTGCCGCCGCCCATGCCGCCCGCGTCGCGTCGCGTAGCTCGTAGCGCCTCGGGGCCGGTGACAGCACCGGCCCCGCACGCTGCGCACTACCGCACAGCAAACCAAAGGAGACACCATGGAAACCAAGACCAACGAAACGACCGAACCCAAGAAAACCCGCACCATCACGTTGACCGGCCGCCGGCCGGTGCGCATCATCGAGGAGGACTGGCCCATCGTCGCGCGCGGCAAGTACCGCGACTGGGACACCGAGCACGAATGCCAGGCCAACCGCACGACGGATCTCAGGATCGTCGTCCGCCAGCACGCGGACGGTCGCGCGGTTGTCTATGGCGTGTACCTGTACGATACGACGTACGCGAACGCGCGCAACGTCGAGGTGAAGATCGGGCATCTAATCCCGGCCGGCGGTAGCCTGCCGGACGCGATCCGCGAGGTCGCGGGCGACCTGTCGTCGCACGATGAGATCGACGGCGAGATCATCCGCGAGGTCACAGCCAGGTGCATGGCCGATTTGCCCGCCGAGGAAATCTAGGCGAAACGGCGGCGCGATTGTGCGTCGCCGTCTCGCGGGGCTGGCCGCCCGCGACTGACGAGCTAGGCCGGAAATAAACCAAGGTGACCATGACCCAGATAATCCTGACCAACCCGATCGCGCGTACCAGCGATCCGGCGTCATCCCATGCCGCAGCCGTCGCAATCACACGCGACGGAACACGCGGCGAACAGGCAGCGGAAGTTCTCGCGGGGCTCCAGCGCCATCCCGGCCTGACATCGCGTGAGCTTGCCGTCCGGGTCGGGCTTGATCGCTATGTCGTCGCTCGCCGCCTGCCCGAGCTCGCCCAGGCGACGCCGCCGCGCGCGCGAAAGGGCGATAGCCGGTTGTGCCATCAGTCGGGACGCCTGGCTTGCACGTGGTGGCCGCTGTGATCCTCGTTCGATCGCCGGCCTTCGATACGTTGGCAGAATTGATGGACTGGTTTGCCGCGCGCGGTGCAGTCCAGGTCGTGATCTTCCGCGGCCCGGATCAAAGCTGGCGGGGCAGCGCGAGGTTGCCATGGTGAAATTTCAGGTCGAGCCGGTTCGGCTGGTCGATGGCACTGGATACCGGGTCATGTTTACGATCGACGATCAGCACGTTTTCCTGCTGTCCGCGGCCATGGCCCGCGATGTCCTGGCAGCCTGGCAGCGTCGAGGCGAGCCGATGCCGGACAGCGCAATTGCCGCGATTAAAGAGGCGGCGGCCCTGGTCGAACGCGAAGGCGCAGCGGTCAGTTGACATCTGGCTACGATTCGGACGATAAGGGCAATTAGGAGGATTCAAACATGCAAGTCCACAGCCGCTATGAGATCGACCGCGCAGCTTCACCCGAAGATCAAGAGCACCCGGAAATGGAATGCGTTAAGCTTGACGCCAAGGCCAAGACCCTGCGCGCCAGCAATGGGAAAATTCTGGCGGTCATCCCGATCGAGCGCATCGAGAAGACCGAGCGCAACGCGCTGATCGCGGCGAAGGTTTTTCGCTTCGCCCGCGCCGAACAGACCGAACGCGACAACGACATGCTGGATATCGAGATCGGAAAGCATGACGTGAAGGTCGGCGGCGGCGTTCAGATCAGGCTTCCGGGTCAGCAGGAGGAATTGCCAGCCCTGGGCGACGCAATCCCGAAGTATCGGCCGGGTCATAAGGCGATGCATACGGTCGCGCTGGATGTGGCGCTGCTCTCCCAGCTTGCCGCCGCGATCGGGGCGAAAGACGGCAAGACCAAGATCGTGCGGTTGACGATGCCGACCGGCGACGCGACAGCGCCAATCGTGGTCCAGACGGAACACGGCGATGCGGCGATCGGTGTTTTGATGCCCGTGGCGATGGCGACGAGTGTCCCCGATCAAACCAAGGAGGAATAGATGGCACGCGTGACAGAAATCAGGCGGCGAGCGATGGCGGCCAAGGGATTCTTGACCCTGCCAGATGCAGCCGCAGCCACGAAACACGGACGCAATACGCTGGATCATTGGCGGCGCGCGGAAAAATTGCGCGCTATTTTCGAGGGCGGGGCCTGGTGGACGCGCGTCGCGTGGGTCGAAGCCGTCGACAAACGACATGCGCGAGCGGCTGGTGGTTGACAGATCGGGACGTTTCGGGCAAAACAAGACCGCAGGAGGATCGATGATGGACAACAAGCAACTAATCCCGGCAGGCAGCAGCTTGCCGGAAATCAAAGAGATGGCGAACGCGGTCGTGCGATCGGGGTTGTTTCCCGCGCTAAAAACGCCAGAAGCAGCGGTCACGTTGATGATGCTTTGCCAGGCGGAAGGCTTGCATCCGATCATGGCGCTGCGCCGCTATCACATCATTCAGGGATTACCGTCGATGAAATCGGACGCGCTGCTGGGCGAATTCCAGAAGCGCGGCGGAAAGGTCCGCTGGATCAAGACCACGAACGAAGAATGCGAAGCGATGTTTTTCGCACCAGGCATCGATGGCGAGCCACCGCCCGTTCACTGGACGATGGACGACGCCAAGCGCATCGGCCTAGCCGGGAAGGACATCTGGAAACATTATCCGCGGGCGATGTTGCGCGCGCGCGTGATCAGCGAGGGGATTCGGATATCGATGCCCGAAATCATCGCAGGGATTCCGACCAGCGAGGAAGCCCAGGATATGCCGGCATCAGTCTACACGCCGCCCGCACAAGACGCCGAAGCGCCAGCCGAACGTGCGCAGGTCGATCCGGCGACATTGGCCCAGGTTGTCGATGCCCTGAAAAAGGCCGGGTTCCAAACCAAGGATCAACAGACGGCGGAACTTGTCGCGCAAACTAGACGCACGATCGAACGCGGCAGGGATCTATTCCAGGATGAAGCCCAGGCGATCATCGAGAAGCTGACGATCGGTCCCGGCGCGGAAGGTTAATCCCATGATTCGCCCGTCTGCCTTGGCGCTGGCCGAGAAGTGCGGCCTATCAGTCCAGCTTGCCGATCAGTTTCCCGAACAGGGACCGTGGGCCGAAGCCGGCAAGATGATCCATGCCGAGATCGAAGCGTGGGTCAAAGATAAAGCAGAGCCGATCAGCCCGGCCGCGGTCGCAGCCTGCGATATTTTACGTGCTTATGACGATTGGATCATCCGCTGCGAGGAACGAATTGCCCTGCGCGATCCTGAGACCGGCGAGGAAATCACGAGCGGGACACCGGACATCGTCGCGATTGGACCGGAAAACCAGATCGTCATCATCGATTGGAAGACGGGTTGGGCTGGTCACGTCCCAGAGCCTGATCAGAATCTGCAGTTGCTGGCATATGGTGCGGCAGCGATGGTCGAATGCAATGGGTCGAGCCTGCAAGTCGTGATCGCAAAGCGGCTGTTTGACCCGGCGAAACGCAAGATCGAGCATTCGCGGATCTATCGGCCGGATGAAATCTGGCCAATCATAGATCGTATCCAGGCGATCCAGACGAAGGCTGCGCGTAAAGCCGAGGCGACACGCGGCGTGCATTGCCGCGATTGTTTCAGCCGCTCGCACTGCTACGCCTGGGTTTTGCCAGCCCATGAAGGTCCTGGCGCATTGGTTCCATTCACGCAGCCGGCCGCGGAATTGACGAATGATCAACGGGTCCGAGCCTTGCTTGCCTGCGATGCGATGGAAGAAATCGTCGACCTGGTCCGCGCCAGAATTCGCGCTGATGTTGAATCCGGCGTTGACGTGATCGCTGATGGCAAAACCTATCGGCCAGTTTCGGCGAAGGGCAAAGAATCAGCGTCAATCAAGGAACTACGAGCGGCCGGAATGGAACAGTTCATTCGGCGTGGTGCTGATTACGTGCAATGGCGCTGGGTCAAGGACAAGATATGATCGCCCAGCTTCTGATCGCGCTATGCCCATGGGTTCCAGGGGCCGAATCTTTGGCCGAGCATATCGAGCGCTACATGGCGGATGTCCCTGGGCCGATCGCGGCTGCGATCGCCCGCGAAGAGTCGACCTGTCGGCGCGGCCTGATTAGCGCGAAGGGCGCAGTCGGACCATGGCAAATAAAACCAGATGGCCAGGCACTCTATCGCTGCCCGGCATGGATGCTTCGACGCCTGGCAATACCGGCGATCAACGCTCGCTGCGCGGCCAGGATCATCCGACATCTGAAACGCATCTGCGGTGATCATCCGCGGCGCTGGTTGGCGGCCTATCATGGATCACGTGGATGCCGAGAAACCGCATATACGCGGCGCGTTCTGGGGCGGCTTTGTCGAATTGATGGACAGACGGAAACTACATTCTGCCGAGGATAGAGAGAAACCCATCAACCACGAGAGCGGGCCATTGGTCATCAGATGCCCGAGGGGTCCGAGCGAGCCATCAAGAGCGAGAAAACCGTCCATGAGGAGCGAGCCATGAACATAGAGAAACCCATACTGGGCGAGCGAGCCAAACCACCAAGCGACCGCGCGGCCCTGCGCCGGTATGTCCGAATATTCTACGACCTGCAGCGCATCCGTCTCCAGGTCGGCGGGAGGAATCGAGCGCAGAAAATCGAACTGCACGAGATAGACCTGGCCAGGCTCGCGGCCCGCGAAGCCGAGCTACGCAAGGTCGAGCGCGACGCGCTCCATGACGTCGAGGAATGCCTGCGGCGTTTCCCGTTCTACACGAATGTCCTCAAGGGCCGCTACAGGGGCCTGGGGCCGACAATGGCCGGCGTCATCATGGCCGAGTTCGACGTCGAGAAGGCGACCACGGTTAGCAAGATGTGGGCGTTCGCTGGTCTGCACACCGAAATCGACCCGAAGAATCCCGAACTGCGGCGCGCACCGCGACCACGGCGCGGCGAGAAGCTGCCGTACAACGCATGGCTGCGCACGAAGCTTGTCGGCGTGCTGGCCGAGTGTCTGATCAAAGCGAAATCGCCAGTCACGAAATTCTACTACGACTACAAGCACCGCAAGGCGACGGCAGGCTGGGGAAAATCAGACGGCCACCGCCACAACGCGGCCAAGCGTTACATGATCAAGATGCTACTCGCTGACCTGTGGGCCGCATGGCGCGAGTTCGCCGGGCTGCCTATTCGGCTAACGTATCACGAAGAGTATCAGGGGCACATTCACGGCGCGGGACCGGCAGTCGAGTCCGCGCCGCTCGATGGCGAACTATCCGACGAGGTAGATGCCGAGATGGAATTACTGGAAGGTGCGGCATGATGAACAGGAAATCGAAGCGCGTGAAGGAGCGATCATGAGTGATACGGACACGATGGGCGGAACTATTAAAGTCGGCTGGCAGATCAGCGAACGCGGACTTGGAATCGAGCACATCCAGCGCGAAATGACGAAGGATGAACTGGCAAAACTCTACGAGAGAATCGAAGAGTTGGTTTGCGCCGCCTTTCATCAGCGCGTCACCGTCTGGATCGATGGCGAAGACAAGCCGGGCGTGGATGTATTTTTGGAGGCACCTTACATGGGCGATTGCGACATCGAGATCGATGATGGCCTGGTGAATGGCAGTCTCGAAGACCTACGACGGGACTTGGAAAACGCTAAGAAAGATGGTGACTAAATGATCCCGCTGTGGAATGCGACCACCTTGCGCAAGATCAAGAAACTACCTGCGTGCGACAGGTGCCGCAGAGCGCAGGCGAATTCAAGTCCAGCGCGCATGGGTGCCGCCTTGCAACAAGCAGATGGATCTTGCTTCGCGATCGGTAATGTCGATTGGTGCAACGGGTGTTTGCGCGAAATCCTGGCGGCCGGTTGGCGAGGGGCGATTGTTGTTGGCCGAGAAGAGGAGCGTGAACCGCTCACGGACAACATGCACGACGAAACCATCCGGCGCTGGTGTCACAACGAGATGCGCGCGCACGTTGACAGTGTGGCCTATCGTCGAGCAAAGGCCATCCTCGCGATGGTCGATTGCGCCGTTGCGCCGCCATGGCTTGCTGATGCCGCTGAGGCTCTCGGTCGAGTGCGCCCGTGTGACGGCGCTCCGCTCGCGCTCAACTGGAATCAGGTACTCCAAGAGATCCACGAACTGCGCGACGAGCGCGACCATTGGAAGAAGCGTGCCGAATCGGCCGAGTACGCGCTCACGCCATTCCTTGACGAGAGCGGCCAGGTGGCACGATGAATCACTAGAACAGAAAGAAGATCCCCGATGACCTACGAAACAATTCTCCCGAAGCTGACCGAAATCATCGACCGTGGGCTGTGCTCTGGCGCGGGCAAAAACCCTGACGGCCAGGTGTGCATCCAGCAGGCGATTGCTCTCGCCTGCGACCTGCCGTTCGACGACAAGCCGTCCTGCGTCGCTGCCGCTGTGCGATCAGGCTCGCTGCACCTCAACGAGGCTCGCTGGTCGGACGAGAAAGCCCGCGCCGACGGTATGCGCAAGCTGGCGATTGCGCAGCTAGGCTCTGCTGGCGACGGATTTGACGGGATCAAATTCGCGGAAACCGTGGCACTGGAATGCGTGCGGCAGGTGTTGCCGATTTGTTTGCGCGCGGCAGTAGGGATCGAAGAAAAACTGATCGACGCGTGCCAAAACGCGGCCGATCTCCC